CTGTAAATAAAGTATTCACGATTATTTCCTTTTTCTATAATCAAATTTTAAGCGTTTACTATTATCAAGAGGGTTACGCCATTCCCTCCAGTTCCAAACTTCTAATTTATATATGTCAGCAAAATGATCTGCTAATCCACGGTTCCACTTATCAAACCAAATGACATCAGAGGTTCTAAGTGCCTCTGCCTGATCTTCTTTTTTAGAGGGATTAACCTTCATTAGTATCTGTGCATCTGGTGTAGTATGTTCTACTACCCACTCTAACCTCTTCCGAATCCAATCATAAGAGTTGAAGTGCAGTATACCATAACAGATAGCAACATCATACTTACTATCCCATGAAGGCCAATCTAGTATATCCCCTACCCAATCAGCATTTGTATTAGCAATATCGATACCAATCAGGTCTTGATGAAATTTTTTATAAGGATTGAACCCACAACCAACATCTATAACACTATCAGCTTCTGCAATGATTCTCACCACATGTGGATCAACCTCAGTCTGATTCCAAGTATTACCAAAAAAATCTTTAATCTCTTTATCCATTTTCTTTAATCCATTTTTCAATTACATCACTATATTTTGATGTGGGGTTTGTGCTTGGATAAGGTTTATCCCAATCCATATACCCATTCTCTTTATATTCGCACCAGCTACTTCTTACCAAAAACTTCCACTCTTCTATATCATATTCGTTTAATATACCACAATTAAAGTTTAAATACAAGTCACTATAGAAAATAAATTTGCGATTTTTATCATTAGATAGAAATAAATCATGAATGTGCGCTCGTTGTTGCCAAGCATATTCGTTGTTCGTTGCTCGTGGGATAGAGTTCAGCTCTTTGGTTGTAAAGGTATTATAATCTAAACCCTTCCAAAAAACAGTATTTAATAATTGTACGATGTAATTTGGATCAGGGTGATCTATAGCATTAGCATTTTTTAAATTAGATTCTATACGGATTGTAATGTATTGACATTCTTCAAACCTTAGTTGCATAATTTCATAATCATATTTTTTTAATAACAAATTATAGTCATCATCATACGTCACCCAGAGTGGATGAGCAGGAAGATACTTTTTTGTGTTTGTAGACAAAACCTCTTCAAAGCGTTCAAGGGTTAATTGATAGGGGTCAGCCAACTTTAACCAATTCAGACAACCTATATCTGCTGGTTCAGTTTTATTTGCTCTGTCTGGTAAAAATTGTGAATTATCGTTATTGAGAAATCTGCATAATAAATCACCTTTAGTCCCACCACAATATTCTATAATATATTTTGTCAAAGATGCTCCATAACTACATGATATCTATCTTCGATGGAATCATTTGTCACACTGTGTAAATGTCTTGTCTGTAATCTATATATGTCGCCTGAGCGATATGGTATTTCACCATTAGGATGTACCTCAAACTTACACCCTTCTGGAAAGTTGATACACAAATTATAGAGGTATTTTGGTTTAAGAGGATGATGTATGTGAGGTTTTATCTTTGCCCCAGGCCCGAGTTTACTGACAGTGCAATCCTTGTATTGATGTGTGTTCTTCTGTAAAAATTCGTATAGGGTAGGAAAATGTTCTTGTGTAGGAATTGCAAGCCATCTATCCCAAGGTTTATCTGGGGAGTTGTATCTTGCATTATCAACACCATCTAGAAGTTTACCATGTTTTTCTATAATATGATCTGAGGTTTCTTCTTGATCCTCCATACGCACCCAAGCTGAGAAGTTCTTACACTCTTCTAACATCTGCAAATGGTTTGATATAGAATCATGAAAAGTAGCACCAGGCTCTTCACTACTAGTACCTATCTCATATATCTTCTTTAGGTTTTCGGGGTTTAAGTATGAAAACATTAACTCTTCTTTTTGGCGAGCTCCATTGAAATCCAGTTCTTTGCCATCTGGTTCTTAACTGGTTTTTTTAATAGTTGTGCAACATGTTTGTACGCCGCCTTTATGGGTGTTTGTGACCTTTCATTATTATCGACAATAACAAGATTACCTCTAAAGTGACTACTGAATTTACCAAGATTGGACTGCACCGCCTTATGAGATTTTATGACGATAGACTCTGGAACAACTCTGTCCCTTTGTGCATTTGACTGTAGTGCAACGTCCAGTGAAGTGTTAACAAAGATCATATATGTCTCATACCCTAACATACGTAGTTTACTTGACTGTCTTGAAATCTTATCATAATCGTGACCAGTACCATCGATGATCAAACCAAGGCGACCTTCTACATAATTACCTTTTTGTCTGGACGTTATACTCTTAGCACGATCTCTAACGACATCTCTTTGATCTGTCTCACGTTCACCTCGTTTGGTGTTCATCTTCTTGGTAAGACCTTCTTTGTCTAAGAGATTTTCAAACGCATTATCAGAGTTAACCATTTTAAGACCCATACCCCCTGTAGAAGACTTGGCAACATAAGACTTACCGCTGCCAGGCCCCCCAGCAAGGAATATCGCTTTAAATATGTTTTTGTCGTAAACCCCTTCAACCAGAGGAGTTCGCATATCTTGGTATTTTTTCATTTGCTTGTTGTCCTATTAATCCTTTTTTATATCCTGACATCTTCACAACATATTTATCTTCTTCGGAAAGTGGTTCTAGAGGTTGGATGTTTCGTGTTTGTTTTTGGAATGTCATATTTTTAATTCTGTTTTTGGTTCTAGCCATTTTTTCTTCCTTTTTGTTATTTTTATTGGATATTTTTTTGGAATTAATTTGGACTTCTCCTTTCTGTTCTAATCAGTAGCTACATTAATTGTGATTGGATTTTGTTTATTGCTCTTACCATATATTTTTGGAACAGGGTTTTTTTCTGTGCCGGGGATAAGTTCTTCTACGCAATCTGCAACGCAAGACATTTCTATAGTATGTTTATTTCCTGTATCGTCCACAGTAAAATCATGCATTATATTACGGATGAGAAATGCTCCTCTAAAAAATCTATCAGTTTGATTTTCTTTAATCTGTTTTTTTTGTGCATTAGAAGGTATAATTAAATTTACCATCTCCCCGGCTCTTACGGCAGTGTGACCATCTACTACTATATTAGCTTCGATTCCTTGAAAATTGTTCATCATTGAAGTTCTTTTTGTAATCCATGAGTCTGGGTCATAACCATTATAATTTGCTTTTCCAGAAGAATTAGTATAATGGGCATCTTTCCTAGAAGGTACATTACTAAAAGATACTGGGCGTAAAAAAGTCTTTACTGGGCGATCTGAAGCAGTTGATTTATTATCATCTATTGCTACAGCACTAAATATCGGCCATTGTTGGCCTCTATTATTAAAATAATTGATATGTTTCTCTTTTTCAAAAGAGTTAAAATAATGATAACCAGTTTGACTGTATGACTTATTAAAGATATCATGAGTAATAACATTAGAAGCATAGGCACCACCTGTAATATCATTTAAATGATCAGAACTATTGTTTAATGTCAATTTTCTTATCTTTTGCAATTCTGTAAGAACATTAGCATATCCTTTTTTTCTTTCTACAAATCCACTTTCGGTTTCGGATGTATAATCCATCACTGCATCTTCTTTATATAAACTTTCTAACGATCTAAAATGAAAACCCTCTAGAGTTTCGAAAAACACATATGTGGGTGAACCAAATTTTTCTGATATTGATTGTTGAACAAAACTGTTTATTAAAAATATTGGAGAGATATCTGTAGCCACAATTTTCTTTACACCCATAGTAGGGTCTACGTAAAAATCTTTAGTAGATTTTAAATCAGACCTCAAGATAGTTTCTACCATGCTAGAAAATGTGCCTGTTAAAGTTCTGTGCAACGTTTTTCTTCGATTCTCCATACCTTCTAGAGAAATAAACTCAAAAGATATTATTTTTTTATTTTGATTAATTTCCAAAGAAGTAGCTAAACTTTTTATATAGAATAAAGATTCTATAATCTCGTTTGGCCTTTTCATAGATGGAGTTCTTATTTTAAGTTTTAATAATTCTTGACCTATAAGAGGCATTAAGTTCTGTACGTTATGGTCATCTATAAAACTTATATTTCCTGTTAAATATGGATTCTCAATGTCCTCAAATATAACAATATTTACAACTTTGTTGGTAAGATCCAGAATAGAACCATCAACAGTAATAATTTCTGCCAAATCAACCTTAAACTCACCAGCAACATTTATAGCGTCAGGCATTAAATCACACTTTCATTCATCAGACTTGCATATTCTTCAATAAATTGTGGAACATAGCCAGGATCAAGCAAACGAATACTTCTAAGTTTATCTTGGTTTGATTCTTCATATTCCATATTAGTCACTATAGATGCCCCAGCATAATCTGCATTAGTAGTACCAACATTAATAGTTTTAGAAGTATCCCCAGAAGTTGCATTGATTTCATAGTGATGTACTGCATTTACATCATCATACTTCTCATCAATAAATGCAAGAAATTGTGGTGTTGACAGTGGCCACCCATGATATCTGTCTACGATATCATTCATCATCAAAACTATCCAATGATATTCTGAATCACCATACAACTTATGTGCAATCATTTCTGGTGTTTCACCTTCTTTGACTTCATAGGTATCAAATAATCCCATACTTGACTTAATCTTTGCTCTAATACCAACACGGCGCAAAAGGTTAGTGACAAGTTTATGATCTTTGCCGGATGTTCCAGAATAATATATTTTGGGTATTGCAGAAAAAAACATGATTAGAATCCTTGCTCAATACGTTCTCTTGACATTTTTTCAATCTCTTCAAAATTTAATGTAATTGAGGTGTGGGCAGGAGGTGGGCCTATGCCCTTGACGGCAGGATTTTCAAGTGGTTCAAAAAATCCTGATTTTTCGCTGCCATATGACACATCCATACCAAGTAAATAACAAGTAGAAATTTTATTAAGCCAAGGATTTTCTTTAGCATGATACATATACTGAATATCAAATGTTTCTGGTATATTTAAAATCCTCCCAGCGGCCGTGGTTTTTACGCCAAGTCCGTTTAGTTCACCAAATGATGGTGTCATATATTTTTTAAAAGTAAATACAATGTTAGCAACCATCTCACTTTCTTCTTCGCTCTTAGGAATAAAAGTAAAAGTATAACTAAATTGTCTGCGATTAACACCAGTAAATAACAATTCCATCTTATCAGACATTATCTTTCCAGAGGCAATTGAAGCTGCTGCTATTGATCCTTGCATACCAAGTAACGGGCCTCCAACCTGTTCGATACCTTTTGCCCAATTAACGGCAGTGACTGCAGCACCAGCTCCCAGAGTTTGTGCTCCAGATTTGTATCCATCGTTTGTTATAAAATCTTCAAACATAGTTCCTTTTCTTCCACTATCTATCGCACTTTGAAGTAAACTGGCGGCCGCTTGCGCTCCTCCACCTATTTCTGTGTCTGTATAATTCATCTTGTATTCTGTCTTAACTGTTGTGGGCATGTAAAGGGATATTGCTTTTTCAAGTCGTGTTGTTGCTGGTCTTTTTATTGAAAGCGCACCTGTTGGCGCAGTTTGATATGTTGATACCTTCGGTGGATTTAATTGCGTATTGGAACCAAATACGGGATCGTCACCGCCCCACATGGCTGAGTAATAGGCTGATTCTTTATCTTTTGCAATTACTGTTGGATTAGAAGAATTTATAAAGAACATTATGTAATGTCCTTGTTGTATATCTCCTTCAACATTCAATGGATACTGAAGGTTGATAGATTGTGGCATGTTGGCAGAAATACCAAATGCTGGTTTACTTCCACCCAAAACAGAGCCAGGGAGATTGCCCATAACTTTTTTAAGAGCGCCAGTAGCTTGTCTAGATGCAGCACCTAGTGCCTGATTGACGATAGCGTTACCTATACTCATGTCTAAATATCCTTACAATGAAACTATTTAGGTATTTTGTTTATGTCATACAAAGGTAAATACACCCCAAACAACCCAAAAAAATATAAAGGTGATCCCAATCGCATAACATACCGTTCTCTATGGGAACGTAAGTTCATGGTGTACTGCGATACTAACCGAGCTATACTAGAATGGGGCAGTGAAGAGATCATCATACCCTATTTATCACCTATAGATGGTAGAATCCATCGATACTTTCCAGATTTTTATATTAAAGTGAAAAAACATGATGGTACTATAGAGAAATCTATTATAGAGATCAAACCAAAAATTCAATGTGGCCCTCCAAAAGTTCCTACCAGAAAAACAAATAGATTTTATAGTGCGGTTAAAACATGGGCTGTAAATGAAGCAAAATGGAAATATGCAACAGAATTCTGTGATATTAACAGTATGGATTTTAAAGTGTTGAATGAGGATCATCTGGGTATTAAGTATAAATAGTAATATGGCAATTAGTAAATACATGCAAGCGGTAAAAGATGAAGCAAAGGGGCGTCCTAAATCTACTCAATGGTATAGAGATAAGATTAAGGAATTTGGTACTCCTGGCCCTATGGATTTGTTACGTGATGGTAAACGGGACAACAAACCATTTTATGGTAAGTTGAATATGTTCATTTATGATCCGAAACATAAAAAGAAGTTACCATATTATGATTCTTTTCCTTTAGTGTTACCTATAGAAAACTATCCAGATGGATTTTTGGGAATAAACTTACATTATCTTCCTATACCGTTAAGAATTAAGCTATTAGATACTTTGGTAGATTATAGTAATAATACTAGGTTTGATGAAACCACTCGTATAGTTGCAGATTACAGCCAATTAAAGAAGATCACCTTAATAAAACCTACACTACACAGGTATTTGGCAGGGCAAACCAAATCACAGTTTCGTAGAATTGATGCCGATGAATTTACTATTGCAACACTACTTCCTGTACAGAGATTTAAGAAAGCTGGATCAGGTGAAGTATGGAAAGATTCTAGGAGTATGCTCTAATGGCAGTTTTACCTAAATTTTTAGAAGGAGCAGCGTTTGGCGTAATGAACGATATTCTTTCTGAATTTCGATCAAATGAAGGATATGCTCGACCAAATAAATATGAAGTTATAATTTATAAACCAGCACTACAATCGAATAATTCTGAATCTGAAAATGTAAACAGACAAGACATCAATTCAGTTACAGGTATGGACAAAATTTCTATGAGGTGTGAATCTGTTACAATGCCGGGAAGAACTCTTTCAACTACAGCAGATTCTAACATACATGGGCCGGTCAGACAAGTTGTTGATGGTGTAATGTTTTCTGACAGTGTTGCTATGACCTTTCAAAGTTCTGCTGATGGTGCAGAAAGAGTTGCATTTGAAAAATGGCAACACAGAGCATTTAATCCGAAAACTTGGCAAATAGGATATTATAATCATTATGTTGGTACAGTAGAAATCTACCTATTAGATCACCAAGGGCAAAGGCGATACGGAATTCAATTGATGGAAGCTTTTCCCAAAACTCTTGGAGATGTTTCCTTATCTTATCCATCAACAGCAGAAATATTAAAATGGAATGTGGAAATGAATTTCCGATATTGGCAAACTGCTGATCTTAATCAACAAAAATCAACCCTATCAGACAAACTAACAAAGACATTAACTAATGTTGCAGAAAGAAATCTATCACGGGCTCTTCCTGCTATTTCTAGACTATTTTAACCATGAACTAAAGGATGAAAAATTATGGCGTTACCAAAACTTAATACTCCGCAATATGAATTGGATGTACCTTCTACTGGAGAAAAAATTAAATACCGACCTTGGCTTATCAAAGAACAAAAACTTCTTATGATAGCTCAAGAATCAGAAGAGGATAAAGAAATAGAAGTGGCTTTTGCAAATATTGTAAAAGAATGTACCTTTGGAAAAATTGATCCTTATGAAAATCCTTTATTCGACATTGAATATATTTTCTTGCAATTACGAGGAAAATCTATAGGACAAAAAATAAAACTAAATTTACTATGTGACGATGATGGTAAAACCAGAGTAGAACATGAAATAAATTTAGCAGATGTTGATGTTCAAATGCCAGATAATCATACTAATACTATTGCAATTACAGATGACATCTCTATGATTATGCGTTATCCAAAACTTTCTGACATGGAAGGATTTACTGAAAAAGGTGAGATCAAACAAATTTTTGATATGGTAAGACGATGCGTAGTTGAAATACATGATGGAAAAACTATTCATAATAAAGTAGATATATCTGATAAAGAATTAGACGAATTTATTGACAGCATGAGTCAATCTAGTTTTGAGTTGGTTAGTAAATTCTTTGAAACTATGCCTAAATTAATACATGAAGTTTCTATAACCAACCCTCATACTAAAAAGAAAAATAAGGTTACTATTGAGGGACTACAAAGTTTTTTTTAATAACCCTTTCTCATGATACTCTGGAAAATTATTATCAAACAAACTTCGCAATGATGCAACACCATAATTATAGTTTAACAGAGTTAGATGATATGATGCCATGGGAAAGGGAAATTTACGTAGGATTGCTTTTAAATTATATAAAAGAAGAAAAAGAAAAACAAGAAGAAGAAGATAGGGGCCGGTAATTTAATGGAAATACCAACACCAAATGCAGCTGCAATTGAGATCACAGAACTTATTCTACCATATATTGGTATGATATTGATTGTCATCATAGGTTTTATGATAAAGGACTTTGCGACTAAGTTTAGCAAAGGTCTTGCATTTAGCATGAATAAGCAGTTTCAAGAGGGTGATCATGTTCTTATTGATGGAGAACGTGCCTTAATCGTTAAGATAGGTATATCACAGACCGTA